ATGATTGAACTAACAAAGGAAAGCTATTCAAAAGAAGAAGTTGAGCAAATGCTTACAGATTATCAAACAAAAATATCAGACATTGAAAAACAAATTGCCGATTTTGAAAACATGAAAAACCAGTATGCAGAACTACAAAAAACTAACCTTACAACACAAATCAAACTTGAAGCTATAAAAGCAGGGTTAGATGTCGAACAGGTATTTGATTTGATTGACGCAGATTCACTGGAAAAGGCACAAGCAAAAATAAACAAGTTGCTTGAACTAAAGAAAAAGCAGGACATAGAAAACAGTTATAAACCGTCAGACCACAAGCCAGATGACAGCTATTCGGTTGCAGAAAAAGAAAAAAATGTTGAAGGTATGATTTTTTCAAAACTAAATAAGATTTTCGGAAAGGAGTAATTGAGAGATGATAAAAACAAGTAATTTTACACAGCATGAAAATATTGACTTATCAAAAGAAATTGCTTTAGTTGCACCTACAGATACACCTTTTACAACACTTTTGCTTAATAAAAAACTTGTTGAAACTGCTGGAAGCGTAACTATAAACTGGAGAGAAAAGACCCTCGATGATACAGAGGATATAAGCAAAATAGAAGGACATACACCTGATACATTTGTTTCCAGTGGTAGAGCCGAAAAATCAAATGTGATGGAAATATTCTCAAAAGCAGTACAGGTTAGCGGTTCGGCTCAAGCAAGTAATATTGTTGGTATCAATGATTTGTTTGCAAGTGAAATTAACGACAGATTGACCGAGCTGAAGGTAAACATCGAAAAGAAAATGCTCGCACCTGCAAATTACAACGATGGTAGCACAGAACCATATATACGCAGGATGAAGTCAATATTTGAACAGGTTCATCCCGATAATGTAATTGATATTACTACAGCACCTACACAAAATGATTTTAAAGCAGTTGTCAAGAAGTTGTGGGATGCTGGTTTAGGTTCAAATGAATTCTATTGCTTTGTAAATTCGGATTATAAGGAACTTGTCGACAGTTTTTACGCTAATCAAATAAATTACAATATGCCTATGAATACCTTTGGTTTCGTTGCTAACAAGATTATTACAAATTATGGTATAGTTAATGTTGTACTTAATAGGCACATGCCAGTTGACAAGATATTGGTTGTAGACCCTGCATATTTGAGATTAGTATATCTCAGGAAACCTGCTTTTGAAATGCTTGCAAAAGACGGCGACAACCTTAAAGGAATGGTAATTACCGAATGTTCATTAAAGGTATTGAATAGTAAAGCGGTTGCAGTAGCACAGTAATTCATCTTTAAAATATCTGAAGGAGTTGGGTTTTGAGGAAAGGACTGCTTTAAGCGGTTCTTTTCTCTTTTTATTTTTTTATATCAAAAATTTTCTAATAAGAAGGTGAGTATATGGAAAACAATGATTTTTTCTATACAGTATGGCGAAAACAAAGAGATTTGACGCTTAAGGATGTATCAAACCATATTCATATTTCAGTTGCAAATTTATGCAGATTTGAACGAAAAAAACTAAAAAATCCCAAAGCATATGAAGCTATAAAAAAAAAGTATGACAGCTATATTCAGGAATACGAAAAGAGGAAAGCCAATGCAAACTAAAAAAGAACTAACACCACAACAAAAGTTTGAAAAAATGTTAGAGAAATGGAAAAAACAAGTCAATGATAAAGAATATGATTTGCAAAAACGCAACAATAGGAAACGAAAATAGGAGGTGTCGAAAGATGGGTTTTGTATAGCATATCCCTTATTCACACTTGAATAAAAGGTGGAATAAGGGATTTTACTAAAGTAGAGTAAGTCCTATTTTTTAACGTCAATATGGCGACTCAAAAAAGTGAATAAGGGATAAAACAAACCTATCCCGATTATGCAACAAAAGTATGACCTAATTTTAAGCAACGATATAGACAGTTTGTATAGTTGCATTTTGTTGAAACAAACTAAAGGATTTGAAATTAATTACTTTTATGATTTTAGAAATTTATACCAATCTAAACAAAGTCAAAATGAATATATTGGCGTAGATATTGACTTTATGGAAGGATATTGTATATCAAACCATGTAACAAGGTTGAGCGAACAGGATAAATATAATCCTAAAGCATTAAATTTGAATAATACTATAACAAATGATACATACAAAGGAAAATATTCAGGAAGTACAGCATTATACTTACATAGATTATTGAAATTCCCTTTACCCACAACAGAGCAAGGAAAAATGATATTACTTGCTATTGACGCAGGGTACAAGGGATTTTATAATCCAGATTTTAGGGATATACACAAGCATTATTTAGTTGATGTTTTAGAATTTGAAGAATTATATTATCTATGCCAAAAATACACTTTAGAAGATTTTATAAATCTTATAATCAAGTATAACCTAAATGGAAAGATTTGGTTTAATAATTGTGGACTACAAACAAACATAAAATTAAGAGAATTGCAGGAAGTTTTAGGACTTCCTTTTTTTATGCCTAAAAACAAGTTTACAAAAATAAAGGAATTTGAATATATAACAAAACCTATCTCTAATGAAAAGACCAAAGAGGAATTAGATTCAAATATTTTCTCTTTAGCATTAACAAGAAAAAATTATGTAAATTATTCTAAATTGAAACGGAGGACAGAACATGAAAAATAATATACCAGTTTATTCAAGCAAACTAGCAAAAATTCTGTGTAATAAAGGTTATCCCATTATTGATTTGGCGATTAATAAAACAAATAACAAAAGTTTAATTTTCTTTTTTGAGAACAGAGAAGAAATTTGGCAAGCGATTAAGGATTATGAAAGCATAACGAAACAATACAAGCAACAAATAAAAGAACAACTAAAAGGAGTTGGTTTTGATGAGGGAAAAAGAAATAATCCAAAAGATTAATGATTTATATATACTTTATCGTAAAAAATGGCTTAAATTTGATGAAACAGGATATAAAACAATAACAAGTATATCAATTTCAGATAAAGCAGAACAAGTTAAAAATCACCTGCAAGGACATTATACACTAGGAGTTTTTGCAGATGAAATATTTACAAAGTTTATATGTTTTGACGTTGACGTAAAAGACCCACAAATGGCTAAATGGACAGTGTATAAACTGGTTAATACTCTCCAGGAATTAGGAATACTTGGAGAGTATATTTATATATCGACAAGTGGAAATAAAGGTTATCACGTTGAAATATTTTTTAATAAACCTGTATTCAATACAGACATAAAACAATTTTATCTTATGGTTCTTAATTATGCCGAATTGTTAAATATTGATTATGGAAAAGTAGAATTAAGACCTACACACACACAAGGCGTAAAGTTACCCCTAGGAAAACATTTTACAACAAATAGAATATGTTGGTATGTAGATTATGAAAAAGAACTAAAACCAATAGAAGATTATAATTATATACTCACTATTCAACAAATGGATAGTGAGTATTTTTATAATATCCTAAATAAAACAAAAGTACCTGATACTAAATGTTCAAAAAGAACTTTTAGCATAACAACATCTAAAAAGTTAAATATAGATGTTTCTAATGAACATATAGACGCTATTAGAAATTTAGATGTAAATAGAATAAAAGAATTAATTTGCAAAAAAATTGATGAAAAAGTGCCTTCAAATGCAGATATATCAAGGGTTAGAGGCATGGGGGGTAAAAGTGACTACAATAATAAAGATAATATATATCTTACTTATTGTAGTCACTTTTACCCTACACCCTTCAAAGCTAGTAATAGAGCAGATTTGAAGCACATAATTTACACAAAACTTTGCATAAATGATTTTTTAGGTGTAAATGATGGAATGTTTAAATGTGTATTACATAATGACTCTAATCCTTCAGCACATATTATAACTTTAAAAGATGGAACACGACTATATAAATGTTTTGGTTGCAATTTTACGGGAACAATTATAACATTAGTTGAAGCAATAGCAAGATGCAACAAAGTAGAAGCAGTAGAATTTATTCAACAAGTATATAACATTGAAGTTGTAGAAACAGAAAAGCAGAAACAGATAAAAGAAATGCTAAAGGAAAATATTGAATATATTCTTTCTGAACAATTTGAAATAGAATACCCTGAAATATACAAGGTAGTAAATAGATATATTCCAGAATTAGTATGTTTGCATGAAATAGCGATTCAAAATGTTACAGATGATGACTTAATACAGGATAATCAAGCAATATTTTTTACAAGTATAAGATATATTGCAAACTATTTAAAATGCAATAATAATTTAAAAAGATTATCACAAAGAATAAATTTATTTACCTTTTTAGGTATGATAGAAAAATTAAGCAAAGAAAATATTCCAGAGAAATATTTACAGAAAGCAGAAGAATATAAAAAAGACAAATATATTACATCTTATTATAGTATTCCTTCTTATTGTTTTGACAAAATGCAAAATATTAATACTAAAGCCAAACTATACAAAGAAAAAAATATGACTATGACAGGATTTAGCAGGGAATTACTTATTAGAAGTTTATCAGAAAATGAAGCTAATAAAGTATATGTTCAACAGCAGAATGAAAAACTATCTAAAGCAAGTGAGCAGTTTGCAGAAAAGGCAACAAAAATAATTTTATATTTAATTGAAAATCAAGGATATTGTACGGAAGAACAGATTATAAGGCAAATAAGAGGGAAAAAGGAAGAAAAAAAGGTAAAACTAAAAAGATGTTTACAGGAAATAATAGAAAGCTATAACTTAACAAGAATAAAAGCAAATAAAGAATTAAAAGAAAAATTCGGGATAGCAAGTAAGGGCTATCCTTTTTTGATTATCAAAGAAACGGAGGAATAGATATGGCTAGGCAAACATCATTGTTGAATCAGGCGTTGAAACAATATTGGAAAAATACAACTACATATCCAAAATATGCGTATTTTATGTGGAGGAATAAACTTGCTAATTCGAATAGAGATTTTGCTGAATTTACAGAACAAGATATTATTGACAAATATTGCAAGGGTAGTTTAAAAAAATACGGTAACTTGAAGCAGTGGGAAAATACGGAAGAATACGCAGAACTAATGAATTTATTACTTTTAGAAAGATCAAATAAGGATTTTATTGAGATATACAATGTTGTAGCTGAAAAGGCAAAACAAGGCGATGATAAAGCAGTTAAAACATTTTTAACACTTCAAAATGAATTAAAAAAATCCATAAAAGCAAAAAAATCAAATAAACAAGAAACAGAAGAACAGGAAGAAGATGATTTAATACTAGAATAGCATGTACGCTTTTTATTTTTAATTTGTGGAATAGGTAATACGAATGCTTTGAAAATGGCAAGGTGTATACAGGAGTTAGAAAGAATATATGGAATTAGAAATGGTGGGGATAGAAAATCAGACTCAAATTATTTGAGTCTGAAAACACAAACAGATATTGATATATTAGTCCACCAAAAACCCCTACTACATTTAAATTAGAATAAAACCTTTGTACGCTTTATTTTGGTTTTAAAGCGTTTTTTATTGGCAGGTAATGATTTTATATTACCTGCTATTTTTATTTTGTCTAAATTAATTCTAATTAATTATACAACAAAACAAAGAAGGTGATACAGTGCCAAAATTGACAACGCAAGAGAAATTAAGGAGAATAAATGCTAATCCTGCTTTGTGGCTAAAGAATTTCGTAAAGATAGATTATAACGGTCAACTAGTACCATTCGTATTAACACCAGAACAGCAACATTTTGTGGATAATATGGATAGATATAACATTATATTGAAACCACGTCAAATAGGTTTTAGCACATTATTACTAGGGTTAATTTTATATTATTGTTTTCAATTTGAAAACTACAATGTACTATTGCTAGCACATACAGAAGATACAACACAGTATCTATTCACACGCTTAAAGTTAATGTATGAGTCAATTCCAGAAAAATACAGAATTGGATTTAGAAAAAATAATGAAATGGAACTATTCCTTGAGAATAATTCTCGTATAGCAATTAGGACAGCATCAGCGAGTAAAGGACAAGGGATTGGTAGAGGATATTCCTTAAATTTAATTCATTTATCGGAATTTGCATATTATGATGAAAAAATACAAGATGTGATACTATCCTCAATTGAAAATTCCCTTGTAAAAAACGAAAATTCCAGAATATTTATTGAAAGCACAGCAAAAGGTTTAAATCATTTTTATGACCTTTTTAAGGACTCAATGGCAGGTAATTCACGATATAAACCATTCTTTTACAATTGGTTTTGTGAGAGCATGAAAAAACAATATCAATTTGAATACGAACTTGCAAAACAATGGTACAAAAAAGGCATAATAAAACATCTTACAGATGATGAAATGGACGAAACCGAGAAAAAACTATACGCATTGGGGGCAAGTAAAGTGCAATTAATGTGGAGAAGATGGAAACTAACCAACATATCAGAGGAAAAATTCAAGGAAGATTTTCCTTCTACATGGCAGGAAGCATTTGTTAGCACACAGGAAAGTGTATTTGACCAAAAGCAAATTAGCGATAGATTATTATTTATACCAGAGCCATTAAAAGCAAATGAAATAAATGATTTACCAGATATACTTTACCCATATCTAAACAAAAGTTTATTCATTTACAAATTGCCTAAACCTAAGGAAATGTATTTTTCTGGTATAGATACTGCTTCAGGATTATCAAAAGATGGTGACTTGTCCGCTATGTCAATACTGGATTCAAGCGGTGAACAGGTTGCTGTATTTTATCAATCAGGAATACCAGTATATAAATTTGCAAATATTGTTAATGAGTTAGGAAACTACTTTAATTACGCTTGTCTTATGATTGAACGAAATAGTTATGGACTAGATTTAATAAATAGGTTAAAACGTGAAATAGGATACCTCAACCTTAACAAAACTAAAAAGTGGGATAGAACAACAGGAAGGAAAACATTGGAAATCGGTTGGAATACCGATAATGTAAACAAGTCAAAGCTAATACAAGATTTCAAGGAAGCATTTGAGGAAGGAATTATATTAATCAATGATAGGGAAACATTACAGCAAATGCAAATTTATATGGAGAAAAATGGCAAGCTAGGTAATGTTAGAGGAAAAAATAACTTTGATGATCTAGTAATGGCCACCGCTTTGGCATTACAATCATTAAAATCAGGCAGATATTATATATAAACAAGCAAGGAGGTTTCTATGTGATAGTACCAAAAGAAAAAATAAACAAAGAAGAATTAATATATCCGATAAAATTCTATCTAAAAAGCAAAGTGTTAAGCAAAGAAATAATGGTCCATGTAGATGAAAACCAATGTATGAACTTCATGGACTGGCTTAATCGTAACAAATACGCAGAAAATATACAATCATGGGATTTTTTTGTTTTTGATGATATAAACACAAAAGAAAATATAGTAATTATGAGAAATGAAATACAAGCGTTTAAAATGCCTAGGATACAAGAAATTGACGCAGATAATTACAAAATTGTTTTGCAAGTAGGAGGTTTCTAATATGACGTTAAAAGAATATATTAAAAAATATTATGATGGTTCAAATAACTGGTTTCAAGACGAAGTAACAAAACAATGGCACATTGAGAGAATACAAAACATATTGAATGTGAAGGAATATTTAAGCGGAAAACACGCAATTTTAAATAGGCCGAATGAGCAGTATAACGGAAAACCTTATAAAACAAGAAAAATCGTATTGCAGTTGGCAAAAACCTTATTAAACTTTGAAACATCGTTCCTATTAAAAAATCCAGTAACGCTTATTAGTGAGGATAAAAATACATTGGAAGTATTTAAAGAAGTATATTCAAAAGCAAGATATAATAGTATTGATTTTAAGATTCTTGATAAAATGGTAAAGTACGGAGAAACATATGAGTACATTTTTATCTCTGAAAATGGAGATATAACAAGTAGAATAATACCAGCAGAAGATTCATACCCTGTATTCGATGAAACAGGCAATATGATTGCATTTATAGAATTTTATACTATTGACGGAATATCGTACTATATTTTGTATACAGAAAATGAAGTTATACGATATATAGATGATGATGGATTGAAACTTACAGGAAGATTTAAAAATATATCAGGATTACCCATTCAATACAAAACAATAAACGAATTAGATTCCTGTAAAGGCAGGAGTAGTTTAGAAGATTACATTTCTATTATAGATAGTTTAGAAGATTTAATCAGCAAATATCATGACGGATTATATCGTTTCATTAGTGGAATACCAGTTTTAAAAGGAACAGGACTTACAACTAAAGATGATAAAGGCAGAATAGATCCAAACGCAGTTGGATATTTTTTACAGATAGACGATACCGCAGATTTTCAGATAGTCCAAAATAGAATGGATTCGGCAAGTTTTAAAGCTTTGTATGAAATATTAATGGCACAATTACTTAACATATCACAAACACCAGCAATTTCAATGAACGCAACAGAAATATCTAATCTATCTGAAACAAGTATTAGAATGATGTATTCACTTGCAAGTGTTAAGGCAAGATTAAATGAAGATGCTTTAGTTGACGGATTTATACAGAGATGGGATAGGATAAAGAAATTATTAGCACTAAAAGGAATACAAGTATCAGGTGATATATCTTGCACCTTTGAGTATGATGTTCCATTGAATGCAACTGAGACAATTAACAACATAACAACACTAAAACAAAATGGATTGATTTCACTTGAAACAGCACTCAGCAGAACACCATATATTTACGATGTGGCAACAGAAATGCAGAAAATCAAAAGCGAAACTATAAGTAGTAGTGTTGTAAATGAATAATATTTTTATGTTGTGTATAAATATTCATAAAAATGTATAAATATTCAATAGCATAATGTGAAATATGCGAAAATAAAAGGGAATTGGGTGGAACGTGAAAAGTGCAGAAATGTAAAATTATGCAAATGAGGGAATTGTTCGCCCATTCCCGGCCTGTTATCTATTCATGTACTAAAATTAATACAATCCTTTAGTTAACTAAAGTGTTTTGATTATACAAAACAAAGCACAGACAAACTAACAAGGTTTATTTCTGCATTATATAACATTGTACGAAATACACATTTCGCGTAATCTCAATATTTTCCAATAGTGAAATGCAGTAATAGCAAGGATTATAAGGGAAACTAGTATTCATTACATAATATAGATTATGTGGGAAGTTGATACCCCCTTTTTGAATTTTTGTGCCACAGCAAAGCGTTTTCTCACCGCTTAAAAATTTTTTTAAAATATTGTGTACTAATGCTGAAATATGTGATATAATTATACAAAAGATTCACATCTAAAATACAAATGTGAGGTGTAATGGTGTAGTTATTATGAAAAAGATAATAAATATATGTTTAGTGCTTTTCTTGCTATTATTTTTATTTGGATGTGAAAGTAAAGAAGAAAAATTGCAGAAACAAATAGATGATTTAAAAACGCAAGCAATAGAATATGAAAAAAAGGCAGATTTTGATAATGCAATTGATTTATATAAAAAAGTATTAAATTTGAAAGAAGATTCAGAAATACGTAATAGGATAAATAAAATTAATATTGAAAAAGAAAGTGTAGAAAAAACAAAAGTTTTTTTGTCAACAGTAAAGGACATAAAATATAAATTAGGCACAGTAACTAACATGAAGGAGTTAAGCAAATTACTAATTGATAACAAAAAAGTATTTGAAGAATTTGAAACTATTGATATTTCTCAAGGTACAGAAATATCTGAATATGTCAAGGAGATACTTAATAGTAATGCATATAAAAATTTTAGAAAATATTATGATGATAAAAACATAAAGGAAGCTGAATTAAATTCAAGAGTTAATGCCGCACTAGATAAGATATCAGGAGGAATTACTTTTACAGGATTGGATTATATAATTTATGATTCAATGAAAGGTACAATTGAGTTATTGTTAGATTCATTACCTGATAAGTTGCCAGAAAAATACAATAAATTAAACTGACATTTAATATTATGGTATATTTCCCAGTTAAAAAATTAAAAACAAGCATAAAATTTAAAAATTAAGTTAATATTTTTAAAAACCCCTCATATTAGAGGGGTTTCTTTATTCATAAAAAAATCTATTATAGGAGGTTTATTATGACATATTTAGACCGTATTAAACTTGAATTACAGGAAATTACCTTTAACGATACAGAATTAAGCATATTGGCTCAAGAAAACGGTATATCTAATCCTGCTTTGGATTATGACCCTACATCTAACACAGACAAAAGAGCAATATATTCAACTGTATTAAGCGTATTAGAAGCAATTGCTAATAATCCTAATCTTATGAAGAACTATAAAAATGAAGATATATCCATTATGGATTTTGCAGAGAGCATACAAAACAGGATAGCACAGCTTGAACGCAAAATAAGATTATTGCCTAGTGATGATGTATCCGATAATATAGCTGATGGTGCAAGTTGGACTTATATGTTTAGGGAATAGCAAAATTTTTGCACTCCTTTTTAGGTATCCGCTTTTTGTGGATACCTTTTTATTTTCAAAAAAATAAACACAGGAGGAAATTATATGCAAATAAGAACAAATATAAAACAAGCAAACAAAATAAAAGAACTGATAAAAAAAGAATGTGCTAATTATGTTGATGGTCAATGCATCCTTTTAGATACCACTTGTCCACAAATGGGATGTATGTATTCTGTACTTTGCAAGTATTTTATTAATTCGGTTTTACCGCTTGACAAAGAACTATATAAAGAACTGCTTCCAGACGCAGAAGAAACAAGCGGACTTTATAACAAAGTATGCAAACTTTGTAATAAAAACTTTACGTCTGACAAAAAACAAGAGCAATACTGCGATAAATGCAAAGACAAAGTTAAAAAGGAAAAAACAAAATTAAGAGTACAGAAACATAGGAATAAATGTAACGCTTTTTAAAAAATAAAATCCGCTTATATCAAGGGTTTCAGGGTTTACGATATAGGGGGGTAATATATTTATATTACTTCCCTATAGTATAGAGTTTAAAAACGTCTTAAAAATATACTTCTTCTTTAGTATTATCAAGCATTTCAAGCATTTTTATGTCACGCTTTTTACTTTGTCCAAATATTCAAAAATTAATTAATGAATGGAGTGATGTATTTGAATATATTTGATTTTCCGCAGAAAGATTATTTATACCTGCTTTCTATGGCGGGTGATGACATATATTTGAACAATGATACAATGCCTAAAAAAGCACTTATAAATAATCTTCCAGTAAATCGGCAAGCAGATATACGGACTATATCCACAACATCAGAGATAAAAAGAGGGGATTTAATAAATTGGTTTAATGAAAATTGGCTTATTATATCGGAAATAGGGCAAAAAAGATATACATACTACAAAGGGATAATCCAAAAGTGCAATTATAATATAAAGTTCAACTTTTCAGGTACAATAAAACAATTCCCTTGTATAGTTGATAGCAAAGTATTTGACACAGAAACAAACCAATTTTTTAGCTTACCTGCTGGAAAAATAGTTGTAACTATGCAAAATAATGTTGATAGTGAGAATATTGCTTTAAATCAAAGGTTTATATCAATGAAACAAGCATGGAAGGTTACTGGAATTGATAGAACAAATAACGGTTTATTAATGCTTTGGTGTGATTTAGATAGCATTATATCAAGTGATGATTTAGTCAATGAAATAGCAAATGCAGGGGATTATATTTATACTTTAGAGATTACTAACGGAGAAACAGCAAATATACAGGAAACAAGCACATTACAGCTAAATGTAGTTGTAAAACTAAATGGTAATGTAGTTACAGATAAAACAGTTACCTTTAGTTGTGATAATCCTTCTATAGCTTCAGTTGATGAAAACGGATTAGTTACCGCTATATCAGCAGGTGAATGTATTATTACTGCTTCATTGGCAGAAAATCCAAATGTATATGATACTATTACTATTACAGTTACCGCACTACCCCAACATAACTATGCAGTAACTATTTCAGGTAGTCCATCAATCGTCAAGAACTATACAGCAACATATACCGCGACATTTACGGATAATGGAGTACCTATAACTGAACAATCTGAATTTTGGCTCACTGCAGACGATGGAGTGTCTGAAACAACACTAGCGACAATTCAAAGTCAAGACCCTATTGCTAATACCTGTGTAGTAAAAGCTGGTAGTACATTGGGATACGTCAAATTGTGGTGTAAGAATATAGAAGGTACTATTGTATCAGAACCATTCAGAATACAAATTAAAAATATATTCTAATAAAGTACGTCAAATTTGACGCAGGGGGGTATGTCGTGAAATGCGATATACCCTTTTTTATGTATTTTGAATATATTGTAATGAAGTCAATTTAGGGGGAATCCTATGGTATATAGCAGTAAAAATTTCAAAATTAATATTTCGGATAAAGAAAAAGAAGGATTAATTAAAAACTTTAAAATAGGTGTATTATGCCAATTACACAAAGAAGGGTATTTTACAAATGAGCAACTAAACGAATTAATAAAAGAGATAAACAAATAAATTTACTTGCACATCATATAGATTTATATTATATTAGAATTAAAAATACAAAGGAAGGGCAAGTATGAAAAAACGAGTATGTGCATATTGTAGAGTATCAACGGATAAAGATGACCAGATAAACTCTTTTAATTCGCAAAAACAATTCTTTGAAGAATACATAAAACAAAACGATGAATGGGAACTAGTTGATATATATGCAGACGAAGGTATTACTGGAACGTCTACAGAAAAAAGAACAGAATTCCTAAGAATGATTGAAGATGTCCAATATAAAAAAATTGATTTAATATTGACAAAGGAAATATCAAGGTTTGCCAGAAACACGCTTGATAGTATTTACTATACGCGAAAACTTAAAAATATGGGTGTAGGTGTAATATTTATCAATGATAACATAAATACGCTTGATGAAGATGCAGAATTAAGATTGACTATAATGGCAAGTTTAGCGCAGGAGGAAAGCAGGAGAACATCTCAAAGAGTGAAGTGGGGACAAAAAAGGCAAATGGAAAAAGGCGTTGTTTTTGGCAGAGAATTGTTAGGTTACAATTTAAGAAATGGTGTATTAACTATTAACGAACAAGAAGCAGAAATTGTAAGAATGATATTCCATAAATTCACAAATGAAGGTAAAGGAACACACGTAATAGCAAGGGAATTGTATGAAGCGGGAATTAAAACTAAAAGAGGTAATTTGAATTGGAGTAATACAATGATTTTGAAGGTTTTAAGGAACGAAAAGTATGTTGGTGACTTGTGCCAGAAAAAAACTATTACTCCAGATTTTTTAAGTCATAAAAAGAAGTACAACAAAGGGCAGGAAGAAATGGTATATATAAAGGATCATCATGAGCCGATTATTTCTAGGGAACTATGGGAAGCAACACAAAAAGAGCTAGAGAAAAGAACAACATCAAGAGAACAAAAAAGCAAGTATTCTAATCGGTATTGGTGTAGTGGAAAAATATTTTGTGGATTATGTGGCAGTAGATTTGTTGGCAGATTGAAAAAACTAAAAAATGGAGGTACATACAGAGCATGGAGATGTCAAAAAGCCGCTGAACATGGTACACAAAAAATAGATAAATACGGTAATACTATCGGTTGTAATCAGGAAAGTATTAATCATGTCGTTTTAGGTGAAATCATAGGATTTATTCTAAAAAATATCATTGTAGAAAACAAAGAAGAAATAATAAATGATTTAAAATCACTTATTAAGAAGTATGAGAAACCTGTAAAAATAAAGAATACAGATACTTTATTAAAGCAGATTGAAAACATTAACATAAAAAAGCAAAAACTGATAGATAGTATGCTTGAAGGTATCATCTCTAAACCAGATGTTGCCATGATGAATGAAAAATACGATAAAGAGATTGATGAATTAAGACAAAAAGTAAAAGAAATAGAAGAAGCCAATATCAACAATAAAAAACAGGCAGATATGCTTAAATCTTACATTGTTAGAATAAATGAAATGGTAAATGCTTTAGAAAATAGCAATCCTGAAGAAATATACAAAAAAACAGTTGAAAAAATAATTGTGCATAAAGATAAAATATTAGAGATTTATTTTAATTGCCTTGTCAATCCGATAAAGGTTAAATATAAAGCAAAAGGTAAACTTAATTATACAATCGAATGTGAATTACTTAATAGTGAGCAATTTTGA